AGGAAAACTCTCTTAAAGAGTTCATTGATGCTGACCAGTTCAAATCATATGATGACTTGAAGAAACGTTTAGAGTATGTTCTTGGTAGTAGGAGACCAACTGCTTCTATCGAGGAGGAAGATACTGATCGTGGTGCTGCTGAAGAGTTAGTTACTACTGCCGTATCTACACCACCATCATCACTAAACGAGGATGATGATGATGCATTATCATATTTTCAGAAACTTGCGGAAGAATAATTAAATTGTTATTCTAGTATTTTCTGTTCGAATTAATTTATCGTTTACATATTGAGATGATCTCTTGTAGGTCATCTCATTTCTTATGTCATTTAAAAATTGTTGTAGATATTCTGAACGAAGAACAAATATATTTCTTTTCTCTTCATTTAAATTACTTTCATACTCATAATTTGATATTCCTACTCTAACGTCATTTCCACTCACCCTTTTATTTCCACCATCATAATAGTCCACAAAATAATCGATTATGTTTGGACCAATTACATTACCATTTTCATCCTCTATCATGCCATCTTGTCTTTTTTCGTCAACGATTCTACCTTTAGGCACAATTACGTTTCCACGACTGTTTTTAACTTCTATAGTTTCATAATGTTTAATTTCATTGATTTCAGTTAAACCATATTTTGACACCGTAAAATTATATAATTCTTTACTTGAAAGAGGCCACTGATCACGCACATTGATAATACCAGCAGTTGTTAAAACCACCCAATCTAAACTTGATTTTCCATAAAGATCTAAGGCAACTGTATCTGGTCTATCACCATCACTTATTGTGAATTTATTAAAAACAGTGAAAACATTTTGTAGATCATCACGTATTTTCATTCTACGAAATAAATTTTTTACAGTTATGTAACTACTACTCGAAATACGATTTGAGTATGGTGATTGATATTCTATATTTGGTAGTTCTCTAAAGTATCCCATTAGAATCCTGTTCCCTCCTGACCTTCTTCAGTTTCATAATCTTCAGAGTAGATTGGGTTCAACTCTTGGAACTCTAAGTTTATTTGCATATGAACAGGTGCTGTATTATCATATGTTGCATAAGTCCCTGCACCAGTATAATTAACAGCCATGTTAAGTAAGGCCATCGGTTTAAATTTATGTAAAAATTTATGATTTCTTCTTCCTGTTTTGTATGTTAATTTAAATACATCTGGTGATTTAATAAAAAGTCCACTGGATGAATCACCTCCCGTTGATCCATTTTTTGCATTCATACTTTTTTTAAAAGTACGAATAATATTTTTAATTACGTTACTTTCGTTTTCATCTCTAGGGACAAAATCAAAATCAAAATTAAACTGTCTTAACTGAACACTATTAAATAGTAATTCCATGTTTGGATTTAATATTGCTCCTGTACTTCTTGCAAGAAGTTTTGTAGGATCTACAGTACCACCAAGAGCGTTAACTGCCATTGATGCAAACTTTGCATTGATAGCAGATGCAGTTGTATCATCTTTCATAAAATCATTTAAAGCGTTCATTCCACGATTTCCCACCTCTCCTAAATCTTTCATAAAATCACCACTTAAACCAGATTTCATAAAGTCTGCAGCTAATCCAACACCAGTGGCTGAAATTCCATCTAAACTACTCTCTCCCCAAGTTACACCATTAGAATCAGTCACTGTCTCTGGAACAGGAAGAAAAATAGTCCCTAATGGATTTTCAATATTTTTCTTAAGAGATTCTGAACTTGATTGTAATCGAAGAGATTGCCCAGTTCCGCTGACATCAGTTCCTGGCGCTTTATATTCTACGATTTTTATTTCAAGATAATCACTATCATTATCTAATCTTGCCACAGGATATCTAAAGGATCCAAATTTTCTATCACTTGCTTTTTTTCCACCTCTTGTAGTGGTAGTATTAGATGCAGGCGCTCTCAATCCTGTTTGCATATAATCCTTCTCACCTCTGGCCAAGGCTTCGTTAGCTGCTTTCTGTTTGTTATTATCTACAAAAAAGTTTGGCATTTATATCTTTTTTTAACTATTTAGCTGCATTTTTCCAAATGGCAGTTCTCTTACATCAGACAACTCATCAGAATTGACTTCATACAGTTCTCCAACCAGTTCATTGTATGTATAATTACGATATTGACCAATATGTAGATTGATGCCACGGAAACCCCATTCAAAGACATCCGTAACCGCAACTAATGGATTGGAATCAAATTGTATGTTAGGAGTCTTGGCATTGTATACGAATACATAATATTTTCCAACACTTGGAGATGATGTGACGGTATTGGTTAAAGTATCCATCAATTCTATCATGATATCATCAGCTCCCTCTGTTCCGATGAGACTATCAACCACAGATCTTACACGATTAGAATTATCATCGGTTGGATAACTATTCATTTCTTAATACCTAGTTCGTCTTCTGTTAATACTTTAAACTCCCACATACGATCTTTACAAAATTCCTCTGCAGCTTTCCATTTTGCTTGATTTTTTGCATATTCATATACTTCGTAAATATATCCTTTCGTTTTTCTTTTTTTCACCTTTGGTTCCATTGTTTGTTTTTTTGGTTTGATCTCAATGATATATCTTTTTATTTTACCATTTGATTCTCTTACCTTTATGTAAAAATCAGGAAAATATCGGTGCACTTTATTATCGATGGGTGAACGATATGGAAGTGCAATTTCCTCACTCCCCCACTCAAGTATTTTAGTATGATTATCACAATAGACCATGAACTTTCTTTCCCAAAGTGAACGATAAACTATGTTTGATGGGTTACCTTTATACTTTTTTGGGTTGGATGGTCTATATCTTCCCTTATATGACATCTAAATAGATATAAGATAAAATATAAAGTATTTAGATGGTTCGTCCTAAGAAAATAGCTGATATAAAACCAATACTGACAAATGTGGCACAAACATCTCATTATCAGGTGTTTTTTGATGGTTTATCACCAGATCTTTTTAGATTTCTTGGAGATAAAGGAGTTAATAGAAGATTTATAATAGAAAATGCTGGATTACTTTGTAATCGAGCATCAATACCAGGTAGCACTTTGGGAACAAGTGATATATTTGGTAATTTTACAGGTGTTCAGGAAAAGTTTGCACATACAAGAATATTTACAGAGTTATCATTAGAATTTTATGTTGACAAGGACTATAAAATGATTAAATTTTTTGAACATTGGATGGATTATATCTCAAGTGGATCTGAAAGTCCAGCTGTTGATAAAAGGAATTTAGGTTACTTCTATCGTATGAGATATCCTCGTGGGAACTCAGGTTATAAATGCGACAAAACAAAAATTGTTAAGTTTAATGTTGACTATCGTTCAGAGGTAGAGTATACTTTCTTTGGATTATTTCCAGTTAATTTTTCATCTACTCCTGTTCAGTATGGAGGTTCTGATGTTCTGAGAGCAAATGTGACGTTCAGTTATGAAAGATATATTGCAGGTGAGGAAACAAGTTTATCCTATAATAGGAATAGAAGTGAGAACCTTCGTCAAGGGTTAGCTCTTAGATAAAACAAAAATGAACTTTAATTTCAAAAATCGGGCAAAAAAAACTCCGTAAATTTTTTGCTCTGTAGGGTTTTTAAAAAGTGCTATAAATAAAGATACTGAAGTGCTATAAACATTATGCCATTACCAAAAATTGCAACACCGACATATGAGTTGGTTCTTCCTTCTTCTGATCGAAAAATAAAATATCGACCATTTTTAGTTAAAGAGGAGAAGATTTTGATCATAGCCATGGAGTCTGAAGATCAGAAGCAGATAACTAATGCTATTAAATCTGTAATCAATAACTGTATACTAACAAGAGGAATCAAAGTAGATAAACTATCAACTTTTGATATTGAGTATCTCTTTTTAAATATAAGAGGTAAATCAGTCGGTGAAAATGTAGAGGTTATTGTTACATGTCCTGATGATGAAAAAACTCAAGTTCCTGTAATAATTCCACTTGATGAGATAAAAATTGAAAAACATCCTGATCACAATAAAGATATTAAATTGGATGAAAATTTAACAATGAGAATGAAATATCCATCATTATCAGAATTTATAAAAAGTAATTTTGATTTGAGTGGTAACATTGGGGTCGAAGAGTCATTTGATTTAATTATTTCATGTATTGACCAGATATACAATGAAGAGGAGTCTTGGACATCTTCTGATTGCACAAAGAAAGAGATGACCGAATTTTTAGATCAATTAAATTCAAAACAATTTAAAGAGATTGAAAATTTCTTTGATACAATGCCTAAATTGTCACATACTATCAAAGTGACAAATCCAGAAACAAAAGTTAAAAGTGATGTTGTTTTAGAAGGGTTATCGTCTTTTTTCGAGTAGGTATGGCTCATGCAAGTCTGGAGTCATACTATAAGGTCAATTTTGCCTTGATGCAACATCATAAATACTCACTAACTGAGATTGAAAATATGATTCCTTGGGAAAAGGATGTATATATTGCTCTTTTGGAACAATATATTGAAGAAGAAAATTTAAAACAAAGACAACAAGGTAATGGATAACTCTCCTGCAAATGAAAATTTAGGTATTAGTTCTGGTCCTATTCTTAGAAGGAGGAGATTGAACACGCAAAAAATATTTAATAAAAAT